CCGGGAGCGGTTGATTGGCCTGCGGCTACCGCGCCCACTTTGACAGCTACAGCATCTGCTGTGGATCAGTTTGTGTTTTACACCCATGACGGTGGTACTACCTGGTACGGCTTTACAGCGGGCCAAGCAATAGCGTGAGCGTTAATAGACTTTTACACCAGGCCGCTGCTGGCAATGCTGGTGACCCTGTTTACGTTGATGATGTGTTTTCGACGTTTGTGTACGAAGGCACTGGCGCTAATCGAACCATAACAAACAACATCGACCTTTCTGGTGAAGGTGGTTTGGTATGGATTAAGGATAGAGAAACAGGTAGTCACCATATTTGGACAGACACTGAACGAGGAGCCACTAAAGTATTGTGGTCTGGCAGTGATGGTCAATACGGAGAAAGAACTGAATCTACATATCTAACGGGATTTACTTCTAGCGGCTTTACAGTGGGAGGCGGTAGTGAGGTGAACGGAAGTGGCAAGGATACTGTGGCTTGGACATTTCGCAAACAAAAAGGTTTTTTCGACATTGTTACCTACATTGGAACTGGTAACACAACTGGCGGCTCACCTCAGTGGAGGGAAATTTCACATAATTTAGGTACTGCGCCGGGGATGATTATCGTTAAAAAACTAGGCTCATCATCAAGTGATACAGGAAATTGGTTCGTATGGCATAGAGGTTTGCCTGACGATAGTATTTATGCGGCTCAAAGTGGGTTTTTAAATCAATCTGCTAACTTTGGTGGTTATAGTGGCTTTCAAACAGCCGCCAATCAAACCTCTGCACATTTTTCGTTAAGGCAAAATAGTTCAGGTCAAACAAATGATTCAGGCGCTAGTTATGTAGCCTACTTATTTGCCCATGATGCCCAAGACTTTGGCACAAACTCTGACGAGGCCATCATTAAGTGTGGGAGTTACACGGGCAACGGAAGCTCTACAGGCCCGACTGTTGACCTTGGTTTTGAGCCTCAGTGGCTGTTATTTAAAAAGGCAACAGGGTCGGCTGAAGAGTGGATTATCCACGACAATATGCGAGGACTGCCTGTCGGTGGTAATGACGCTGAACTACTACCCGCTTCTGGCTCTCAAGAATACAGTAGTTATGCCGCCATAGACGTAACAGCAACAGGCTTTAACATTACGCATACTAGTGCTAGATACAACGAAAATAGTCAAACCTACATCTACATGGCTATCCGTAGACCCCACAAGCCAGCATCAGAGTTTGCGGCTACGCAGTTGTTTAATGTTGATTTAGGGGCAAATACCGACCCCGGATTTGACACAGGTTTCCCAGTGGATATGGGCATTTTTAGAATCTATGGGTCAACCTCAGATTTCGACATTATGACAAGGCTAACTCAACCCAGAAGGTTGGATTTTACAACTGGCACTGAAGCCAATAAGGGTGCCGCCGCCATGATGGATTACATGGACGGCTGGAGCTACAACGTACATAGTCATATTGGGTGGTCATGGAGACGAGCACCGGGCTATCACGATGTTGTTTGCTACAACGGAACGGGATCAGCAAGAACTGTTGCCCATAACTTAGCCGTATCACCTGAGATGATATGGCTTAAAAACAGGGGTTCAAGTGCAAATTGGGAGATATATTTAAATGCAGGAGGCACAGAGTATGGCTACTACGGCCTAGATCAGAAATACGTTGGCCTCAACACCAGCCTAAGCACTTGGAATAACACATCACCCACTAACAGCGTGGTATCAGTATCTTCTCAGTTTAGTAACTCTAGCCATTCCTACATTATGTATTTATTTGCAAGCGTTCCGGGTATTAGCAAGATAGGAACATACTCAGGTACAGGCAGTGAGCTTACTGTAGATTGTGGTTTTTCTGCGGGCGCTAGATATGTCTTGATTAAACGGGCAGATAATTCTATGGGATCAGGCGGGGAGAGTTTTTTTGCGTTTGATACTGTACGAGGCATTACTGCTTCTTCTAGCCCTTACTTGGCTTTAAACGATTCGGATGCACAAGTTACAGGCAGTTTTATTAAGCCTGACTCTAGTGGATTTAAAGTTACTTCACAGTCTGTCGTTAATACCAACGGAAGCACATACGTTTTTTACGCAATAGCATAGGATTATCAACTATGTCTGAATACAGAGTACGATCAACGGGTGAGGTTAAATCTCAAGGCCAAATCCGAAGCGACTATCCCAACACATCTTTGCCTAAGGTCTGGACTGAAGCTACCTGTGACGGTCTAGGTATTGACCCAGTGCTAGAAGCACCTCAACCAGAGCCTTCTGGTGACTACAAGGTCGTAATACGCGACGGCGTAGAGCAGGATGCCGCTAATAATTGGGTGTACGCATGGACAGAGCAAGATATGTTCAAAGAGTACAAGGATGGAGAAGGAAGCACCGTTACTGTCCAAGAGCAAATTGACGCAAAGGTTGCCGCTGATACTGCCGCCCTGGCTTCAACAGAGCGCACTAGGCGCGATGAATTACTGAGAGAGACAGATCATTTCGGTCTGTCTGATGTCACTATGAGTGATGAGATGACATCCTACCGGCAAGACCTTCGAGACGTACCGCAGCAAGCAGACTTCCCTGCGACGATTACCTGGCCAATTAGCCCGGCATAATTTTATGAGATATGTGACATCCCCTGGTGCTAATGGGGAGGGATCCGCTCGACCACAAACTTTATATTGGTTTCAAGCATGAATTTATTTGTGAAATCCAAAATTAACAGGAGCACCCGATGGCGATAACGGGAATGACTGGCATGGGTGACACCCAGACAGAAATTGCGAAGATGTATCAGCAATATTTGGGTAGACAGCCAGATCAAGGTGGATTGAATTATTACAGTGGGGTCGCGTCATCTGGCGGCAGTATGGATTCGATACTCCAATCTATTGCTAATTCTCCAGAGGCAAAAAGATTTCGTGCTTCGTCCTCGGGCGACAGGCAGGCAGGCTTGCTTCCAAACCCTACCAACCCATCGATCGGTAACAGTGGCCCGGTACTAGGCACTACCAACGCCGCAAATCCAGACTACGCTGCGGGTCAACTCGGCGACGCGGTAGGCGGTATTGGCAACACAGCCGGCATGGGACAGGACATAAACTACAACGCACCAACGACGCAAGCCTTGTCTGTTGGCGATGTGTTCTCGACTTCTATAGGAGACTATCAAGCAGTCGATAATGGTTTCGGACAGATAGGGCTACAGGCTCTAGATGGTGCGGCTAAAGGCCCAAGCGACATTATTTACAACATGGCTTACGACGGCAATACGATCGGAGTAAACCCCAATACCGGAGAGGCATGGAACCAAACCTCAAGCGGGGTTCTTCCAGGGCTTACTGAGGTTGAGCAAGAAACGATGGAGGCGGAGACATATTCGCCTACCACTAATACTAACGTGGAGGAGATTAACGCCCTGGTTAATCAAATGTATCTGGATTATCTTGGCCGCGATTCAGAGCTGGCGGGATTAAATTACTGGACGCAGTCTGTTTTAGATGGGAGTGCAGACTTAGACGATGTCCGTTGGAACATCGCTAACTCTCCAGAAGGCCAGGCGTTTGCCGCTTCTTCGCTTACCACTGATACTAACGTGACTGATGATCCTGACCCTGGCAATCCTCTCAATCCTGTTCAACCCAGCATGACTCAGGACGAGGCTGTAAGTTACGTCACTGGTCTATATCAATCGATACTTGGAAGAGCACCTCTGCAAGATGGCCTAGATTATTGGGTTAATAGTTTAATGGCCGGCGCTACCGCAGACGATGTGCGCTACAACATATTTATATCACCAGAGTTTGGGGGTAGAGCTAACAGCGAAGTCAGCAACTACTTCACTACTTTGACCGGCGAAGCAGGCGACCCATCGCAAATAGCCTCTTACGTTGGAGATGCTCAATCTCAAGCCAAGTCGCTAGACCAAATCTATCAGGAGATATATAACTCTGATGCGGCAGTCGCGTTTAGAGCTCGCCAAAATAACAATAGCCAGCCCGGTTCTGGCAATGTCGGCACAGGCGAGCAGGGCAGCACTCAGGATGCGAGAGATGACACTGAGACGTATGAAGCTACGCAAGCGGAAGACTCTGCAGCCGCTAACGCAGAAGACGCGCAAGTAGCCACCAGGACGATCTCGCCAGATGAGCTGGTAGAGAACAGGATCAATAATCTTCTGGCAAGTGACAATCCTTATATCGAACGTGCTAGAACGTCCGGGTTGCAGTTTGCAAACCAGAGGGGGTTACTGAATTCGTCTATTGCCGCTCAAGCTGCTGAAGAAGCAGCGATCTCTCGAGCAGGCGAGATTGCGGCTCAGGATGCAAACACTTACGCGCAAGCGGCGTTAGCCAACCAGCAAGCGCAAAACACAGCAGGCTTGCAGGATGCCCAGCTCGGCACGAACGTAAGCATGTTTAATGTTGGCGAGGAAAACACCACCAACAGATTTAACGCCCAGTCTGTTAATGAGGCAGGGCAGTTTAATGCGGCGGCAGCTAACCAAGCGATTCAGAACTTCTTGCAGAGAGAGCAAGTTAGATTGCTGCAGGACGATCAGCAGGCATTTACTGCGGAGCAAAACGAAGCGGATAGGGTGCTGCGTAAATTGCTGCAAGATGAGCAGTTTGACTTTACAAGCTCAGAGAATAATTTAGATCGCACTTTGCAGACTGCGTTGCAGGAGAACCAGTTTGCCTTCCAGGGCGGTCAAAACGCCCTCGATAGAACTCTGCAGACTACGTTGCAAGATGACCAACAGTCGTTCCAGGCTGCAATGCAAGATGACCAGCAAGCGTTCCAGACTACAATGCAAGATGACCAGCAAGCGTTCCAGACTACAATGCAAGATGACCAACAGGCGTTTATTAGCATAGAAAGTGCGCTTGATAGAGCCACGCAAACGTTAATTGCTGACAAGGAGATTGCATTCCGCACATGGGCGCAAAGCAATCAACAAGAGTGGCAGACTGCTCAGAACGCACTGCAACTCGAGTTTCAGTATTACAACTCCAACGCTCAGACAGCTACCAGCATCATGTATTCGACTATGGAAGGCGTTGCTCAAATTTACGCTGATCCTAATCTCACTGCGGCTCAGAAGCAGAACGCAATCACAAACCTGTTGAATTCTGCTAACTCGATGCCGCAGTTACTTAGCACTATACAAGCCAACGTGACTTCCATTCAGCAGACGAACGCGGCAACCAACTACGATGATGATGGCGTCTGGATTGGCACAGGCCATCCGAACTGGGCCGTTCCACCTTCTGACGATCAACAGTATGCAACTGTTGTAACGCCAATTGTTAATCCGAATACCGGGCAGATCTTTATGGCCCCGAACGCTGGCTGGACGTATGTAGGCCAAACTACCGCAGAAGGTGGAGGCACCGGAACTGACTCTGGCAACAGCTCAACCGTTACCCCAAACGTGCTGTCGCAAGACCAGTTTATAGAGCAAATGACAACCCCAAGGGGGGGTGGTCAAGTTTATTATGACGGTGACATACTGACAAAAGACGCGGCCTATAGACGTTATCTACAGAGTCTAAGAGATGCGGGGGTATTCCCTGATGTCGGCGGCGGGCCTTAAAGAGGTTAAACAATCTGGATGATTAGGAAGGCTACGCCGGCAGATGTGCCCGCGATTGTCGATATTGCAGTAGAGTCAGTTAATCAAAACCCACTTCCCGTTCGCATCTGCCGTGAGTCAATGGCTGACACGGCACGGGAAGCTATTGCCGGCAATCAGCATTTTGTCTGGGTATCAGAGATAGAGGGCGAGGTAGTCGCCGCCGTTGGCGCTATGTCAGAGCGTTCTTTTTGGTACGAGCGCCAGCAATGCAGCGTGATGCTTTATTACACCAGAGTGCCAGGAGAGGGCGTCAAGCTCCTCCGCGAGTTTGGCCGCTGGGTCAAATCCCGTCCGGTCATCAAAATCGCAGTTATTGAATTAGAACCCGAGGCAGATCCAAGGCTGTTGAAGCTATTGGCACGTGTTGGGTTTTCCCGTTTATCTATGAATTGCACCTATGTGCGAGGTCAAACATGAGCAAGGTCGTTAAAAAGGTCGGCAAGGCTATTGGCAAGGTTGTCAAAGGCGTTGTCAAAGGCGTAAAAAAGGTAGTCAAAAAGGTTACCAGTTCTAAGTTTTTCAAAATCATCGCTACCGCTGCGCTCATCTACTTCGGAGGTGCTGCCCTTATGGGCGGACTTGGGGGGCTGGGTGCTGGTGGCGGTGGGTTTTTTGCTGGGGCGCAAGCCGGCATAAGCTCTGCTTGGGCTGGCGTAACAGGAGCAGGATCAGCGCTGGCATCTGGAAACATTGCTGGCGCTGGTAGCTCGCTGGCTGGTGGATTTACTGGCGCTAATGCAGCCGGCCTAGCAACTGGAGCAAATGCTCTTACGCCGATTACGGTTACTGCGACCAAGGTTGCGCCTACTATCGGTGGCACGGTTGGAGCTGGAGCTGGTGCTGGTGCTGGTGCTGGTGCTGGTGCTGGTGCAGCAGGAACGGCTGGAGCCGGGGTTGGCGGAGCGGCTGGCACTGGTGCCGCTATTCCTGGCACTGTTCCTCCCAGCGTAGCCAGTGGCGCGACGTTGCCGGCGGGTGCCGCTAGTACGGCTCCTACGGGGTATAGCTCTCTAGGTAATGCAGTGGCCGCAGGCCAATCAACCGGCCTTAACGCGGCCGCTCCTGGAGCTGTAGGTGGATCCTCTACCGTAGCGTCGGTAGCCCCTTCCGGCGTACCAATAACAACAGCAACCCCGGTTTATGTTAATCCCACTACAGGGGCAGCGGGGGCCAACGTCGCAGGGACAAAGGCAGCAGGATCGGGCTTGCTTGGCAGGGCGTGGAACGGTCTTGGCGATTACGGGAAGGCTGCTGTTGTGATGACGGGAGGACAAGGACTTATGGGCGGGCTTGCGGCTAAGGCGGAGGATGACGCCTTGCGTGAAGCGATGCGGCGATACGGCCAAAACATCGGCACTGTTATCCCAATGCCTGTTTATAACCCGGCTACTGGAAAGTACGAGTATCCGAATCAATCTATTGGTAGTGCTGACTTAGGGACGGTGGCGTAATTATGGCGGGACTAATGCAGGGTGCCGCGCAGACGGCCCAACAACCGAAGTCACAATCAGGCGCCTCGAGCATAGATCCTGATGATCCGGCTCTCGATCAAGCGATTCAGTACCTGGGCGGACGGCTTTACGAAGAGGACATTGCCTCGCAGATTGCTAATGTCACAGAGAAGTCACGAGAGTCACAGCCACAGTTACTGGCGCTTATTGCCTACCGGCTTGCTGAGTCTTCTGATGTAGAGACAGACGGTGACATCAAGGAAGAAAACCTATCTGTCATTGCGATGGTTGCCTTGAATGAGGTGATGGAGATCGCAGAGCAATCCGGCATGACGGTTGGCCCAGAGGATGCCGCTATCGCATTCCGGCACATGGTCACTATGTTCGCGCAGGAGCAGGGCCTCGATCCAGAGCAAGTACAGCAGCTCACCGCTGCGATGTCTGAGGTGGATACATCTGAGCTAACGATGGAAGCGCAAGCGCTACCAGATAATTTTGCTGACGATCTTCCAGACGAAGATATACCGCTAGGCGATGAGGGCGCTCCGCAGCAGCCAATGCAGCAAGGCGCACAAGAGATGAGGGTTTGATATGAGTCCTTTTGCTAGGGGATTGTTGGGCGGTGTTGCTCAAGGTGTTACTAACACTGCGAGCTTATTGTTCCAGGACGCTATCGCTGCAAGAAAAGAAGAGCGGCTGGCGAAGATTGCGGACAGGAATTACCAGAGAGATCGCGCAGATCAGCTTTCGGACATTGAATCACAGCGCGGATTCCAGAAAGGCTTGCTGAGAGAAGAGCGAAGTTACTTGGATTCTGTCAGAGAGACTGAGGCCGGCTTCGTCAGCTCTACTCAATTGGATGCTGATGGCAATCTGAAGGGAATAACGCGGGCTGGAACGCTGGTCGACCTGGGCCAGCTTGCCACGGTTGACCCGCTGCTAACGCCATCACTTGAGTCTCTAAAGCTCGCTCAATCCGATGCGGCGAGAATCAACCTCGAGACCAGAGAGGAGAATCCCCTGGTATGGGATGCTTTAGAAAAAGCGAGAAATCAGTTCAATCAGGCGCTAGAGGACTCGCGAGATCGATTGGGCCGCAGTAACCCGCCCCCCGATCTGCCCTCTCCAGAGCAGATTAAGGCTGATGGCAGAAAGCTGTTTGGAGCTGATGGGATGGGAACGGGGATCACCTCGGTAGAGTTCGATGGCGTCACCTACTCGGGATCCCAGCTCGATCAACTTAGAGAGCGCTTCAGAAGCAATTACGGCGATTACTACGGTCAGCTTTACGGGCAGTAAACCAATCTAGTATTTCTTGGGGCTTCGGCCCCATTTTTTTTGGGGAAAAGTTTTATGTCGGGAAAGTCCGATTACCTCACCTCTGGCCTGGGAACAGGCAATTCCATCTATCTGACTAGCCAACTGACCAGTATCGATCCGCTGCGCCAGGAAGATGATGAATTTTTTGGCCAAGGGTTTATTTCAGACTTCGGGATTGGCTCCGGCAATCTTGTGTCAGGTATTGGCACGTTATACGGCCTCGCATCCGGCAACATGGATAACGCGATTAGCCGGTTTGGGGAGGAGACAACCAGCTTCTATGAGGATCTCCAAACAGAGGATCAGAAGCGCCGGCAGACTCAGTTTCAACAGTACGTTGACGGTGGCGCTGACGAGGTAGATAAGCTGAGCCGAGCGTTTGTCGGCACGATCACAGACCCCTCTCTGACCTTTTCATTCCTGACTCAGCAGATCCCCTTACTGGCGGGTTCCGGTGGCGCTGGCTTGGCAGTTCGCGGAGCTACTGGTGCTGTTCGCGCAGGGCAGGCAGCGGGTGTGCTATCTGGTGCCGGACTAAACGCAGGCGACATCGCCGGGAGTATGTACTCCGAAGCCATGCAAGTGCCGGAAGATGTCCTGGACAGAAACGATGCATACCGAGTCCGAAAGGCGGAGATCGGCGCAGAGGAAGCTCGTAAAGAACTGGCACTCGAGGGGGCCAGAAACACAGGTGCAGCCGTTGGCGCTCTGTCTGCGCTCACTGCCGGCGTATTGCCCAGCACGATTGAGAAAACGCTAATCGGTGGTGTTGCCAACAACACAACCCGCATCGGAAATCTTGGGCGTGGATTAGTCTCTGAGGCGCTACAGGAGGCCATAGAAGAGGGCGGTGGACAGGCCATAGCCAACCTCAACATTCAGTCTTTAGACCCGTCACGCAGCCTTACGGAAGGCGTAGGGCAGGCTGTTGGACAGGGCGGTCTATTAGGCGGCTTGATGGGTGGCACAGTAGGTGGTTTGAGTCCCACTAGAAGCAGGATTGCCGAGGCCGCGGAACGCGGTGCCAATAAAGCTAGAGAAGCTGGCGGCGATGCCCTAGACCAGTCTGCCAGTGCTGCCCAGGAAGCGGCACAAGTCTCTACGACCGACACGACCAACCAATCTGATATCGAAGCTCTGCGATCAAGATTCGGCATTAATCAGGGCCGCGTGGATCCCGTCACCCTCACTCCTGCAGAAACCACCCTACAGCCCACTCCATTTGAACCTCTTGCCCCCAGGCCATCGAGAATCGAGGGCATATCTGATGAAGATTTAGCGGAGATTGACCTCCGCGCAGAAGTCGTTCCTGTCCAGGGGCGAGTTACAGAAGACGCTGAGAGAATCATAAGGGCCAACTTTGGCGATGCGGCGGGAGATCGCTTTGCCGAAAGAATAAAGGAAAGGCTCGACGAGGAGATTGCCGCCAGACAGGGTAATCAGCGCCGGGTCATAGAAACCCCCAACTCCCGCACTGTCATCGAGACGGACTCCAAAGAAGCCGCTGACACAGCAGAGCGTCAAATTCGAGAAACCGAAGCTCAACGGCAACAGCAGCTTTTGGAAGCGGAAGCCCAGAGGCAGCAGCAACAGGCAGCACTCACTTCCGGCGTAGACCTGATTGGATCTCTGCGGGCCAGCCTTAACAAAGCCATCATTACTGCCAGACGCGAGCAAAGAGCCCTCGGCGATAGCGATCCACAGCAAACCCAAGAGCTGGAAGATGACATTGGGCGTTTGCAGTTTGGCTTGGCCAGGCTACAAGAAGCTCAGAGTTATGAGTCAGAAGGCAGCTCAGCCGCCGTTGCTACCATACTTAACCAGGTTAGAGACATTGCGTCCCGGCCAATTCTTTCTCCAGAGTTCGGTCGCCGTCAGTCGTTCGATTATGTAAACGTCCTGGAAGGCGAGCTAATGCCTCGCATAGACGAAACCATCGAACTCTATCAGCAAGCCGGGGTAATGCCTCAGACAGAGCGGCCCGCTCTCAGGGCTCCTGCTGACTTTGAAGTAGACCCAGAAGGCTCAACTAGAAGGCCGCGCTCAACAACCCAGCAGGCAGATATCCCAGACATCCAGGCCAGAGACAATCTGATCGAGGATCAAAACATTATCTATGGCGATCAGCCGCCACCAGAGCCGCCCCCTCCCGGCCCTGCCCTTATAGAAAATCAAAACATAATCTATGGCCAGCCTCCAGCAGATCAACCTACAAATCCCGCTAGGGTAACTCGCGTTAAAACCAGCGGTGATGTTTACCCCACCGCTAAGTCCGCCGAAATTGCGATGAGCAGGCTGCAAAGAGAAGAGCAGCTTTACCGTTGGGAGGTCGTTACTGAGGGCTCTGGATTTGCTGTTCAAGGCAATCTTATCAACCCGTCCGAAAGAGAACGGATAAAAGAAGTCACTCCTTCTCGCGTTATAGATCAAGCACAGCAAGACCAACGGCAAGTGATTGAGATGGAAAATCTGCCGCCAAACCGGCTTAGTATTGCGGATGAGATTGCGGTGTTTGAAAGAGGAGCAGGGGTAGCTTACGAAAAACTAAACGGTATAGAGCAAAAACTAAATGCACTTACTGCTCGAGATCAGAGTGGCCTCACCAAGAAAAACCCCGCTTTAACAGTCAAGGATGGTGATGACTTAATCTTGACTATCGTTAAGTTGGGCGGGATAGATAGTGATTTGGCCGCAGCCAATGGCTTTGAGCCAAAGCTCGACAACCCTCGCTCAAATAGCGTGGGTAGGTACAGGCTGTTTAGAAAAAACGGCAGGACTTTCGATGACCTTGCGATTTCGTTGAGAGATGAAGGCTGGTATCCCCAAGCTGACCCGAATATGCCAGATACGCTCAGTGCTAACGATGTCATGGAGGATATTCGGGAAGCAGTAAATCTTGCTCAAGGCAATACGTTTGTTTACAAGAGCGACAAAGCAGCCTCGATCTTATCCCTTGAAAATGACAAAGAATTTACCCAGGAGATGATTGATGAATTTGAGGCTCTAGTGGCTACATATCGTAGCGAGGTCGGGCCGGAAGAGGCAGGACTGAGCGATGCGGCTGTGTTAGATTCTATCAATTACTTTAACGAGGTTCGCGAGGAGTTCAGAGATGAAATCAGCGGTGCATTACCAGAAGGGACTGCGACAGCTTCAAGAGATTTACAAACGTCTGAGCGCCGAGGAGATAGCGGAGCTGCGCTCGAACCCGCAGGAGGTCAGCCAGGAGCTACAGAAGCTACGCAGGCTGGCAGCGAAGAGAGTCTTGCAACGGCGCGGAGTCGAGTTCCCCCAGATGTAGATCAAACAGAAGAAACCGAGACGGAGCCACAAGGCTCCGTTTCTCGTTCTGGGCCACTCGAAAGCTATACAGAGCAGGATCTGCAAGATCGAGCGGCCGTTGATACTGAGGCTGGAGAGCGCCGGGATCAGATCGATCGTGAGCGCGAGCTGTTCGACCTAGATTCTGGTGAGGGCACGATTGCCGGCACAAGCGACCCAACGCAGACAGATGGCAACCAGGGCACATTGCTACGCAGAGATCGTGAGCTAGGGATCAACCGAGGCGCTACTCCGCGCCCGGTCATCACTGACGAAGAATTCAATACGGTCATTGATCGGGTCATCGGTGATAACCAGGAAGCCCGTGCCCGCATCGTCTCTGTCGATAGCTTCGCTGACCTTCCAGAGTCTTTGCGGATTGCAGCGCGCAAGCAAGGATCTGATGGCTCTGATGTAGATGCTGTTACCCATAGGGGGCAAATCTACATTGTCCGTGGCCGCATGAGAAGTAAGGCTCGCATGGAGCGAACCCTGCTGCACGAAGGCACCCATGTCGGCATCAACGCGATGTACGCAGACGAGGGTGTTCGACGGGCAATGAACCGGATGTACGTTGCCATGGGCGGGGCCAAGGGCTTCAATCAGATGGCTAAGGATCTGGGTATCGAGCGCCAGATTGCGCCATACCGCGAAGGTCTTGCGCGTGAAGGGGCATCCGAGAAAGTCCGTAACGAAATTCTGGTTAATGAAATGCTGGCCTATGTTGGCGAGCGTGGATCCAAAACTTTCCAGGATCGTGTCCGTGAGGTGATCGGCGCAATCCGAAACTGGTTACGCAAAAACGGCCTAATGACGCTGGCAAATATGCGTGTCAGCGACATTACCTATATTGCGAAGAAAGCCAGGGAGAATGGCCTCCGTAGCGAGACAGCCAAGGGTGATGGTGAGCCTGCATTTAGCATCGTCGCAGAACAGGCAAGAGCCCGGCAAACCCAACTGGGTCTGTACAGCAATGCTGAGCAGATCCTACTGGATCAAGGCGACAAGATATTCAAGCCGTCCAAGAAAAACCCAGAGGGGCGCGTTAAGGGCGATCAGATCCTTAGCTTCTTAAATGCTCGAGGGCTGAAAAAGGAAGAGGCCACCTATGTCGACCTCGAGGCTGAGCTAACAGATGTAGCTTCTACCCAGCGGTTTACCAGGGAAGAGGTGATTCAGATCCTTCGAGACAATAGGCCGGATCTTGTAGCTGATGTCCGCACCGGCTTGAGCAATGAAGATCAAGCGCTCATCGGCATAACAGATGCTGAGACTCTTGAAGATCAAGAAAACTACCAGCACATCATTGACGATATGCGAACCGATATCTTCGATAACGGGGCAGACTCTGACGATAATTTCTCTCTGCAAGAGCTTGTTACTGCGCTGTTCGACTACGACAAAGACATAATGAAAAACATGGTGTCGATTGACTTCCCGGATATGCGCCTGTCAGGAGATTCCGTGGCTGCTGGGGAAATCTTCGAGTCATATGTAGGTTGGTCGGAAAATGACGTTCTACCAAAAAGGCTCGTCAGCGCATTTGGTGAAAACCTAGTCGATGACAAGATCGTGGAGCTCGCTGAGCAGCGATACTTAGACGATCCGTACTACCGCCACAGCGTTTACAGCAACGGTGATGAGTACATTGGGGAGATCATCGGCAACGATGACATTGGATACATACTCAGAGACTCCGCTGGAATTCGTTTCGCAGAAGGGCAGGAAATCTACGACATCGATGAAGCTCGGGTGCAGTTCCAGCTTTGGGCAGAGGACAGCGGTTTAATTGGTGCCGCTTACGAGGATGGCGACACCCAATACTTTGAATACTTAAAGATCGCACCGTCTGACATCAATGACTACCGCGAAGTCGTTGTATCACTAGAAGATAACCGTCTTTCAGACAGCACCTACCACGGTGGTCACTTCGATGTGGAAAATATGCTTTTCCATGTCCTGGCTACTGATCGGGAAACAGAGTTAGGCGAATTCCTGTTCATCGAGGAAACCCAGTCTGACTGGCACTCAGCAATTCGTAAGACCGGCGGCACCTATGACCCGGCCAGAGGCGAGGAGCTGCAACGTCAGGCCGATTCAATTTTGGAGGACTCTAAAAGTTCCGCTGTAATAGCGAGTTCTTATTTCATGGAGTTTCAAGACGAGTTCGCACCAAACCAGAACTTTTACGACATTGATAATGCTGGTTTAAGCGTGTCACGCTCAACGAGTTTGATAGGCCAATTTTTGACCGAAGTGGCTCCATCTCTTACCGATGCCGGCATCGCAGAGATGATGATGATTATGAACAAAAAATATCCATCTCCTCAGGATATGGAGTTCCCAGAAAAGTCTCCGAACCGGCTGGGGATGGTCAGAGACATAATGAATGAAATGGCCGATGGGCCGGGATCAGAAAGATTCTGGACGGTCGACCCTGACTCGAATGGTAAGAGTTTGCGGTCAATGCTCAACGAAAACATGCAGGCTATCGCGTATTACCGGCAAGCTAGTACCGGGCTTCTCGATTTCGATCCTATGCGGTTCTTGGGCCGGTTGCGCGAAACACAACAAGCCGACGATCGCGTTGAGATGGGAAGAAATCAAGCAAAAAGGATTTTCTCTCTCGAGAAAGACGCTGCCGAGAAGCGCAAGAGAGCGCATAAAATGATGGACGAAGGCCGCGCTCTTAAATTTGCACCGCCAGATTCGCCCTTCCGCGATGACAAGTACCTAGAGCTTGTCGCCAAGATCATGCTGCGCGATGCGATCACCGAAAGGAAGGCCGGCATCGGCTTCTCGAAAGCAGACCGCGTTCAGAATCGTTGGAGCGAGCAGTTCGACTATGAAGCCATCTATAACCGCAAGCTCAAGAAAGCGATGGACAAGCTCATGGGGATGCCTGCCCAAAGCATGGACGAACAAGGCCGGATCGAGACTGGAGACGATGTTTCGAGCGATGGGTTCTGGGTATATGAGATCACTCCGGAGCTGGCAGAAAACGTCAGAGAAAATGGCTTGCCCATGTTCCGCCGGGACGGGTCAGATGGCCGCATCTATCCCAAGAAGCCTGCCGAAGAGCGTATGCGGGACAAATTCTTGCGAGTGCTGCAAGACAAGATGCTTCCGGTATATCGCACCCAGCAGGCGATCGAGGTTGATAACGAGCGCGAGCTGGACGTCTCTGAGAATCCCTACCTGACAGAAGAGCTTTTCTACGGCAAGACTGAAGAGGATTTGCGTCAAATAGAGCTGCGCTTTGTGGAGCCCCTGATCCGGGCCATGAAAGAGGCCGGGGTTAGCTCTGACCAGTTAAACGATTACCTGTACGCCAAACACGCGCCAGAGCGTAACCGGGTTATCCGCGAGGAGATCAACCCAGAGTTTGAGGGCCCTGGTTCCGGTATGTCGGATGCGGAGGCCGCAGAGATTCTGGGCCAATACACAGGCGAAAAGCTCCAGCAGATGGAGGATCTGGCGGATCGCGTTTACCAGATGACACAGTTGACCCGCGATCTACTGCGCGCCAGTGGCTTGCAATCAGACGAAATGACCGACTCCTGGGAGGCTACTTACGAAAACTACGTGCCTCTGCGTGGGTTTGCAGACAACGAAGTGGACGCCAAGGGTGGCAGAGTTCCTACAGGACGAGGGTTTGATATCCGCGGCAAGGAGGCCAAGCGCGCATATGGCCGGCAGTCACGGGCACAGGGCCCGCTTGCCCAGGTTATTGCAGACCTAACCGGAAAGATTATCCGCAATCGCAAGAATGAAGTAAGCAAGGCGTTCTTGCAGATGGTGGAGAACAATCCAGATCCGTCACAGTGGCAAGTGTTCACGGATGACAACCCTGATCCGGCCGCACTCAGAGGCCCCAACGCGAACAAGCGCACCGCTCAGATGGCGATGGCGCGCGATGACGCATACCTGGGTGTGAAGCGTGACGGCGTTGTGCATTACATCAAGGTCAAAGATCGCAAGCTCCTTAATGCCATGCAGAACGTAGGCCCGGAGCAGATGGATGTCGCCACTCGATTTTTCGGGGGTATTACCCGGTTCCTGTCTAGCGTCAACACCGCGTATGACCCCACGTTTGTACTGACAAACTTCGCTCGAGATATCCAGGCAGCGCTCATCAACATTGCCGGCGAGCAGACAAAAGAAGGCGGCTTGATCGAAGGAGAGCGGATCGGCGCTAAGGTAGCCAAGGGTACGCCCAGGGCAGTCGGCGCTATCCGTAACTACGTCCGTAACAAGAAGGTCGATGATGGCGATAGTGAGTACGAGCGTTACTTCAAAGAATTCCTCGATGTCGGTGCCAAGACCGGGTACTTCGACTCTCCGGATCTTGACGTCCTCGAGAAGCGACTAGCCGCCCGAATTAACCAGGGCGAGGGCACTCTAGCTAGGGGCAAGGCCGGTGCTAAGTGGATCGGTGAGTTCGTCAGCGACTACAACCTAGCGGTTGAAAATGGCGTCAGGCTGAGTGCGTACATCGAGTCTCGTAAGGCAGGGATAGATAAATCCAAAGCCGCGTCACTTGCCAAGAATCTGACGGTGAATTTCAACCGGAAGGGTAGCGCCGGCGCTCACATTAACTCTTGGTATATGTTCTTCAATGCCGCAGTGCAGGGCCTCAAGCAGTTCACCAATACTTTATCTCCGATCACTCTCGATGCCCAAGGCAATGTACAGGTGCAGCGCAGACTCAATCGGGCCCAGAAGATTGCTGGTAGCTTGGTTGGTATCGCCTATGCGGCCGCGGTGTTCAACCGTGAAATCGGCGGTGAGGACGATGATGGCGAGTCGCTCTACGACAAGATCAACCCAGCGATTCGTGAGCGTAACCTGATCTTGATGAAGCCCGGTTATGGCGAGATAGGGGATGATGGATTTTTGTCTGAAGTCGCATACTTCAAGATACCGCTGCCCTACGGATATAACTTCTTCTACACGATCGGCACCGCTGTTGAGGCGATACAAAACGGATCCGCGAGGCGCAAAGAAAACGCCTTGGGCGAAGTGTTCAATTCGTTCGTCACTGCGTTCTCCCCGATCTCGGTACACGCAGACGCAAGGATTTCTGGCCTGCCAACCGTCTTTGTTCCTGGGGCAGAGCTTTTGGCGAATACAAACTTCTTCGGTAGTGACATCGTGCGCGAAAACTTCCCGTCAGGGCCGCAACGAGCTGCCGCACATAATTACTGGAACAGTACGAAGGAGCCCTACGTTGCGATTGCCCAGTTCCTAAACGATACGGTGGGCGGTGGGTCTACGAATAGAAGCGGAAGCATGGGCTTCATGTTCGATGTCAGCACAGACATCAGCCCGGATACGCTAGAGCACATCATGGAGTTCGGTCTGGGCGGTATCTATCGCGCCGGCACAGGGGCGCTGGATGCGGTAGAGCGCGTGACCTCTGACCGGGACATTGATCCCACTCGAGTACCATTTTTGAGCAAGGTGCTTGGTCGTGACGATTCTGATTATGTGGATCAAGAGCGTTTCTACGATACCCGCCAGCTCATCATCAATGCCAAGGACGAGCGCGAAGATGCCCGGGGTCAGGAGCGCATCGAATCAGACCAGGCTAATAACTTTATCCACCGCCTATACCCGCAGATGCTGAGTACAGAAAAGTTCCTGCGCCTGCAGAGGGATCGCAGGGATACAGTCAGGGATGACGATCGGCTCACAGAAGCTGAGCGCGACGCAAAGCTAGAGCAGATTAGAGATCGCATGGACGCTCGTATTGATCGCTTCAATAAGCGCTACCAAGAGCATCTCGAGAAGTACGGCACCTAGTTCATGGATCCTCTATCTATGATCGCGATGGCCGGCACCGTCGTGAAAAGCATGGAGACGATGGTTGCTCGAGGCGCGGAGATCGAGAAAGTCGCAACCAAGCTGGGTCAGTGGTTCACCCTGGCGGCGGACATTGCCCAGGCAGAGCGTGAAGCTGAAAACCCGCCGCTGTTTAAGCAGCTATTTGCCGGTGAATCTGTCGAGCAAGAGGCGCTAAACGCCACGATTGCAAAACAGAAGCTGAAGGAGCATGAGGCATCTATCAGATCCATGATCTGCATGGCGTATGGAACGGAAACCTACCGCGAAATGATGCAAATGCGGCGAGAGATTAGGGAGCGCCGGGAGAGAACACTGTACCGACAACGTAAGCGCCGGCAGTTCCTGTTGGACAGCATTGCTGCAGCGGGTGGGGCGGCGGTATCAAGCACGGTCATTTATTCCGTCTACTGGATTATTGCTTCAGCGTGATCGAAGTCAGACTCACCCTGGCCGAGATGCAGATCGCGGCACAGGTAGGCATCCAGAGGCAAATACAAAACCTTAAAAACGGAGCTGTCCCGGCGTATGGCGCTGGAAACAAGAACGATTGGCAGCTCCATGTGGAGGGGGCGCTGGGCGAGATGGCCCTGGCTAAATGCCTGGGGGTCTACTGGGATGGCAAAGGCAAGATGCGGGCCCCGGATGTTGGCGAGTGTGATGTTCGCACCAGGAGCAAGCACTCCTACGACCTAATTGTTCACGACAGAGATGACGATGACCGGTACATCTACTTACTCACGGGCGGTAACGGGCAGTACATATTCCACGGCGGGATATATGCACGGGACGCGAAGCAACAGCGCTATTGGAAAGACCCAGCAGGAGGCAGACCCGCCTATTTCGTTCCCCAGGCCCACTTACAGAATCCATCAACCGAACAAGGTAATAGATATGAATGTCATTAAATCAATTGGAAAAGAGTGCAAGTCTCGAACGATGAATCTTACTGAGGCCGAGGCGGGCGCATTCGTCGTGGCTGCTGCCACGCTGAACATCGTGCTCATTCTGATTTGGTTACTGAAGTAAGGGTGGAGGATTGCTCCGCTAATCAAATTGAGTCGGCCATCGATGGCATCTGGGAAATTCTGTTCCTTCATCCTTGGGAGCTTATTTATATCGGACTCCCCATGTCTGTCCTGGCGTTCTACGGTCTAAGTATTTACGCCATTTTTAAACACATCCAGAAGAAGTACGAGTAATGAGGCATTGCTACGTCTGCAATAAAGCCGGTGTTCCGATTAGAGACGCATTATGTATTGAGTGTAGGGAGAAAAGGGCATGGAAACTATTATCCTTGCGCTCGTCCTCGACACATATTCGTTCACATGGCTACCAAATTCGCGAACCCGGCTCGGACACTTTCGCATTTGCGTGTACCGCGAAATTAGACCTGTCATAGATCCCGCCAAAAGATACACCTGGTATCTCCACCCTTACTTCTATACCTACTGCGACCCGTATGTGATCTACCCAGTACCTGTTGAACCTGCTGAATAGGTACTGCTGCGAATTTTTTTGGCCGTCCAATAGTTGGGCGACCAAAATAATTGGCCGTCCAATGGTTGGGCGACCAAAATAATCTGCACACATTTTCTGCACACATTTTATTTCTTTGCTGTGCTTTGTGGTGCCCCTAACCTATCCGCAGCCCTTTACTTATAGGCACCAAGAGGCACTAAGAGGAACAGGCTCACAAGTTCGAGTCCCGTCCGCTCCGCCATTTTTCTCTTTAAGTATCAGTAACTTACGATTGTGATGTGGCGTTTGCACACATTCTGCACACATTTCACACCAATTTTGCCTAGATATTGTTGAGCAGATTTACCTGGTCGCGATCCTTCACACCACTAATCCAGTCGGCGTAGGTGTTGAGAAACATCTCCGTAGTGTGACCAAGCTGTTTGGCCGCAAATGCAGGCTCGACCCCGGCCATAAGCATCTCTGATGCTCTGGTGTGCCGGCAGATGTAGGCGCGGCGATAAGTCATGCGGCATTGCTTGAGCGCCTTCTTCCAGGCGTTATTGAAATTGTCAGCATCGAGACACGGGTTATCGAATTGATTGCGGAACACGAAGCCTCCGGCAAATCTCCTGGGATGGTTCTGTAGGATCTTGGACAGCCTGGGCGATATGTAGACAGACCGCACCTTGGAAGTCTTGAGATCAGAGATACGCCTCCGCACCATTGCTCGGGTCAGCGTGATCGTATCCTTGGTAATGTCCTCCCATTTCAGCCCCAGGATCTCGCCCGTTCGCATCCCAGTCTCGAAGGCGATCGTGTAAAAGAACAGGTTATCCCCATCGAGTTTCGCCAGGAGAGATTCCTTCTCCTTCGGTGTGAACCGGATGATCGGCGGCTTCTGGTGCTTCTTCAGTCGGATTGCGTCGACCGGGTTTGATGCGATCAGCTCTTCCTCGATCGCCAGGTCAAATACTCCCCGCAGCGGTATCAGCGAATTGCGTTTAGTTTTCTGGCTGACATCTCGCCCGGCGAGGATCTCTCGGATGTGAGACGGTCGGATCGTGTAGATCGGTTTCTTGGCAAGCCCTTCCATCCAGTATTGGTTGAGGAGCTGCCGATAGGTTTGCCGGGTAGACGGCTTGAGATCGGACTGGTCTAGGTAGGACTGGGCGATGTTGCCGAAGGGTACTGCGGAGTCGTAACGCTGTTCGCCGTGGGATAGCTTCTCAATCCAGCTATCTCTAGCGGCAATGGCCTTCCTTAAACCAGCGTCAGTGTTGGCGAACTTGAAAGCCTTGAAGTGTCTCTGGCCGTGGATTTGGAAATTGATCTGCCAAGCTCCGTGTTGCCATCGCACTCCTTTAACCATATCTCTATCTCCACCGGGTCAACAACGGTCGTCCTACCGGCCACAAAATAATGCCTGCCGCGCTCTAGCTTCCGCTTCCAGCCTTTAAATGTGGTGCGCGGGATCCCAGTATCTTCACACCACTTATCTAGTGCAATCAAGTTAGCCACCTAAGCCCTCCCTCAATATCTGGTTGTACTCATAGGTAAGCTCTGCGATCCAGTCCCGAAGGACGTCAGCCTTGAATAGATTTGATTGATCTAAAAACCTTGTAGATAAGGCGAGGGTGCCTTCCCCGGAGTCGTCGCAATAACGCAGAAGCTCGATGCAAGTGAATAAATGCTCCTCGCCGTCTATTGTTATTTTGAGCTCGTCCATTTCTTCCGGCTGGTCATATTTTGTTCGCCACTTTGGTATCACGGCCATTCGACTTTCCTCTCTCTTCTAATTGCTGGATCCCAGTTGCGGCAGAAGTTGCAGTACCAACCGATCCGTATGCCTTGGGGCGTGTCACTTCTGCGCTCCTGGGCGTATGAGATAATTTCTACCGCTACCTTGCCGCAGTTCGGGCAAGGCTTAGTTTCCATGCGTTTACTCATCCGGCTTCGTAAAGTCGGTGGGCAAACCAAAGCCCTCAGTTTCGAGGGCAATGACTGTTTGAATCAGCTCCACGGGATCGACTTTGATGTGGTTAGGGACAGACTCATCTTCTGCCGCATGAACCATGTGGTGCTCGATGAGGACATTGGCCCAGCGGATTACGTCCGCTCTGGTCTTAATCATCGAAACGGTTTGCGATGGCTCGATCGAGGTGCCACTTGGCCTTCTCAATGTCCTCCCATCCACCCTTCTTGTGGGCCCTCAGAATGTACTGAACGGCCGTGAGAACATGGAAGCCCTCGTTGCCATCGTAGTACGGGCCCATCTCTTCGAGGATATAAACCACCTCTATGCCGGCGATATGGTAGTGCGGCGGGTCATTAACCATGTCCGCATCGCCATCTACCTCCCGCTGACTTTTGGCGATCGCTCGATCCGACCGGGCGTGATTTCTCTCTATTCGCTTAGCGATGCTTAAATCTGCTGCCTCTTCCATGACTGCCTCCTAGAATGGGATGTCATCTTCATTGAAAGCGGATTCCTGGCTAGGCGATGAGGCGCCGGAGCTGGAGCCTTTGGAATCCAAATACTGAACGTAAGTGACCTTGATTCTCGTGTACCAAACGCCAGTCTCTTCGTTTTTGTTTTTCTTGATTGCGCCCTCCAAATATACCTTTGAGCCTTTTTTCATATACTTGTGGAAGTTGTCTGCCGGCTTGTCCCAAATCTCTAGGTCATGCCAGGTTGTCTCCTCCCCCTTGGAGCCGTCTTTGTTTGTCCAGGTTTCGGTTGTGGCAATGCTTACGTTGCAAACTCGACTACCGGAAGGGAGGGTTTTGATCTCTGGATCCCTGCCCAGATTTCCGATCAGAATTGCTTTGTTCACGGTGCTCATTTCATTCTCCTAATTTGAACGCTGTCCTCGCCATGAACCCGGTACTTCTCGAGATCGATATGAGGGGCTTCGGTTTTAAATGCTTTCTCCCAGCAGATCATGCTGCGGCCCTTGACCGGGATGATCTGCCAGTCCCGGCCTTGAACAATTTGCTTCTTATGGGCGTTGACCTCATGCCAGGAGCGCATCTCTGCCTTGATGGCATCGTCCTGTTTCTTTAAGTCAGCCATCTGGTCAGCGATCAGACTCCGGCGACCCTCGAGGGACTGAAAATCCTCGAGCTCGCTTGCATCTATTGGGGGTAGGTAATTCTCGACGTCCTTAGAAAACTGCATCCAGGCGTCGATCAGCTTGGCTCTGCGCTCTGGCTTCGATGTGTACCAAGCCATGTGCATATTGTCGACAGTGCCGTCAGAGCAACACATGATGGCTTTCTCAGCGCCGGAGACGAGGAGCTGGTGCTCCAGTTGCCAGTAGTGGGTGGCCGGAACCACGCCTGTATCGAGCGCGGCAATCAGCTTTTTGTTTGCGAGCTTGTGCTCCCAGATTAGCTTGCCGTCCCAGGTGATTCCGTCGAATGAGGCCGACAGCTTGACTGCTAGTGTGTCGCGCACTTCCTCCGGCTGATCCTCTGGAAACTCTCCGGGCTCAACCACTCCGCAGCGGGGTAGCAGAAAACTCTCGCCCTTGTTCCACGGGATATAGAACGAGCCGTTCTCCGGCTCCATTTGCACCAGATACTGCTCAACGATTGGCCGGGCGTCTGCTTCAGCCTTGTGGCCTTTGGCAAACAGCGCCAGCGTAATGTCGTTGAACTGCTCCTTTTCCCCGGTAGCTTTCTCCCGCAATAACTTGTCACGGTCAGAGCTCGAGCCCATCAGCTTGTTAGCGTCAGAGGCTCCCCAGTGCTCGTCACGCCAGTTTTTCCACTCGGGGGTGCCCTGGTCTAAGTCAGCGTAGATCATGCGGCCTCCCCGGTATTAGGAACTGCGTCCTCGAGGATCTTCATTTGCTCTGGTGTAGCAACGCATCCGTTTTTGCTGAGTAGCTCAATCGCCGCGGTGATCGTTTTCCCGGCGGAAATCTGCTTTACCAGGGCGTCGATGGTTTTCTTCGGCGGGGCCTTGGGTGGCTCGGGCTCGGCTTTGATCTCGAGCTTGGTTGCGGAAGAGGAATCTTCTTCGGCCTTCTCGTTACTGCCAAAGTCCTCAATGTCCTGGATGGCTACCCAATTCCAACAGGTAAGGCCCAGGCCGTGCATGGCGATCGCTTTAGTAAGGCAGCGCATCCTGGCCGTGTTGACTTGGTGCCGGTTGGGGTTGATCGCGGGCTTGTTGTTGTTCTGCAAGACCGGAAGGATCATCTGGATGGTATTGCCCAGGCTGGTTACAGAGCAGACAACCTCAACCTCTCCAGACTCGAAGTGTCGGTCAGGCTCGTAAACATATTCCGCATCTGGGCGGTAATGCTTGAACAGCCCCCAGGCTAAAGACCAGGGTAAATACTCGCCCTGCTTCTTCCTGGTGTATTTCTCAATCTTGATGTTGTAGAGCTTGTCGAAAGTATCAAACTTGCCGGTGGCCTCTACCTCGACTCGGGTTTCATTTGATTTGAGGTCGATTTCCTTACTGGACATAATCAGCCTCCTGCATGACAGACAGGGCATCGAGCTGCTGGCTGTAGACGTAGGCGAACTGATAACCCAGGTGGTAATACTCTGGGATGCCTTTGGGTGTGCGGAAGTCGTAGCGGTGGGGCTTCAGATTCATCTCATCGAAGAAGCCATTGAACCAGGCCACAGTCGACTGTTTAAGCTCCGGTGCGAACATGCAATCCAGGACGCACTGTTGCTCTACCTCCGGGGTAACGATCTCTACCCCTCGGGTTCGGTGTGTTTCCGCGACCTCAAAAACCTCAGTGGTCGCTTGTTTGAGTTGTGATTTCATTTCATCTCCTAACGCCGGCCTTAGGTGGCGGGCTATGGAGACAAATCTAGTCCATTAAGGTACAATGCGTCAACGACTTTTGGCGTTTTTATGGTTTAGTTTGGATGTATCGCCTCAATGGACACAAAAAAATGGCAATAGTTTTAATTTTGCTCGATAGGGTGTATTCTAAATTTTCAATTTCTTTTGGCTGGCTTCGCCGGACTAGGTATGTATCAAGTGGATATTAAAGCCGCAAAAGAAAGGATTGCATCCGTATCTCCTACGGATAAGAAGTCCGAGCAGCGAGCTAAACGCACCCGATCTGCGTTGGAAAGACTAGAGGAAAGCGGGGCGGCAAGGGATACCGCCACGTTGGGTTTGGTCAGTCTATTTTGCGACGAGTTACTAGGGCGTCAAGCATTTGACGGATAGCGACCTGGCCTTCAACATCAAGGGAATTAAACTTCTGCATGATGTTATCTGACTTGGCGTGGTCTTGATCGAGCCACCCCGTTTCTAGTTCGCATCCGAGCTCAATCTTCCGGGCCAGTCTGTCGCCCACGTTTCGTGCAGAGCTGCCGGAATGAAATATCCTAGCAATCTGCATGTGGGTTACACCGATATGCTTGGCTAATCGGTTTCTAACGCCCTGGAACTTTGTGTCGATAAGATATCTAAGGTTCTCTCTACGTATATCTGCGGCTGTCCTCACTGTTAGGATCTCCGTGGTAATTAGACAATTGGGCCCTTTCGTAATGGCCTCCAGCGGTTCTCTAATTATCAACGGGGTAGACTGGCTGGCGCTTTCATCCTCCGCAAATGCAAGTAATCTTCTAAATCTGACTGTATTTCGGCTTTCACTAAAGCCAAAAACTTATGCCGTCCCTTCGAACAAAGGTGCTTTCCAGTGCTTGTAAGGACAGCAGGGTCTTTTTTCGCAAGCCTTTCTAAATTAACTCTGCTCCATACGTTCCAGATTTTTTGTTTATATGCCTGGTAAAAAGCTGGGTCAAATGACCGTATGCCTTGGCGATTTCTTATTAGCCTTACGAGCGATCGCGCCCGCTTGCTAAACCGTTTTGGAAATTTCATCTATGCCTCGCGGAAATGATGTTAATCGACCTAACAACCTAGTTACGCCGGACATCTACATCGTTACAGCATGCCCTAATGGATCTAGTTTAATCCATTGAAAATACGATTGTCCATACATTTAATGCAAAAAGCGTTGAAAATACTGAGGTTTTTCTTACAGCGGAAAGGGCTCCATCGAAATGTATTGAAAGGTAGTCCAAAGAGGAGTATTTTTCATGGTGGAGGTGTTCACTATGTTAAATATTCTGGGACGTTTTGACCGTGTTAAGCAGAAAAATAGTAACCGGGGACGCAATGAGTGGGAAAGCGCCTGTCCAGCGTGTGACAGCCGGGAGCGAAAGCTAGTCATCACCGAGGAATCCGATAGATTCTTGCTGTATTGCCGCCGAGGCTGTTGCCATGAAGCAATCGTAAGCGCTGCCGGGCTCACCTGGCGTGATCTCAAGAAAGATAACTACGTCAGCAAGCCGAAACCCAAGTTTGATACCTATCACCAGGCGCTAATCCTTGTGGCCGAGGCTGATATGGCTAGGGGCAAGGTGTTAAGTGCGGGTGATCTGGGCCTGTACCGAGACGCTAAGCGCCGGCAAGTAGGGTTATCGGCATGATGTGGCTGAAGCTCTACGTGGATATCGCTCAGAATCCTCGCATGAAGCTGTTGGCCTTCGAGGATCGGTGGCATTACATCTCACTCCTCTGCGCGAAAGCGGAGGGATATCTCGATGAGCGGCCGGAGCTCCGCGATCGAATGGTCAGTGTTCACCTGGGCCTGACACCCAGTGAGCTCGAGAACGTCAAGGATCGGTTGGTCGATGTCGGGTTAATCAGCGACACCTGGCAAATTTATAACTGGGACGAGAAGCAATCCAAGGATGCGACCGGGGCTGCCAGGAAGCGCAGAGAGCGAGCCCGAAAGAAAGCCGAACAAGAATCTTCCCCTACTAATAAGAATAAGAATATAGATATAGAAGGAAAATGTGACAGTCACGCGACCGTCACGGGACAGTCACGGGACATCGAAAAGGATGAGCAGATAGAGAGAATCTGGGAGCTTTACCCCAGAAAAGTAGGCAAGAAAGCCTGCCTCCCGAAACTACAAAAACTCGACACTGCCACGCTGGATTTGATTGAAAAGGATCTCCGCACCCGCGTCTGGGAGGAAAATCCAAAATTTATTCCTTATCCAGAAAGGTACATCAGCCGAGAGCGCTGGCTCGACGAGATCTCCATGCCAGCCCCGGATACCGAGGACTTTGATGCGGGGGTGCTGATCGGATGAGCAAAGTTGACGATCGAGAAAGCGACTTCAAAGACATCGATGCTCAGATATCCGTGGCTGACGAGGCTGAGCGGTTCATTAAAGATCCGTCAGTATTTTTCGATAGCCTCATCGAAAGGCGAGCCAAGATTGACGAAGGGATCAAGCTGCCCTGGCGAAGTCTGGATGAAAAGCTATCGTTGCGAGAGGGCGAAGTGATCGTTATCGCCGGCCCGTCTGGTCATGGCAAGTCAATGAACACCAACCATATCTGCCATCACGCTATGGTCAATGGCACTCGCGTGGGAATAGCCAGCTTAGAGCTCCAGGCAGAGGATTTGTTGGAGCAGTTCTGCGAGTTTTCCGCTGCCAGGGCTCGACCAGAACCAGAGTATGTGAAGCGTTATTTAGATTGGGCCGATGGCCGGCTGCATATCTACAACGTGACGTCCACGATCGCCCCCTATGACGCCATTCGGATGTGTATCCGCATGGCTGAGATGCAATGCAAGCTGATCGTGTTGGACTGTCTGATGATGATGAATTTATCAGATGATTCTAGAGGTAATGAAAACCGCGTAGAGCGGGACTTCATGGCGACACTCAATGCGATCGCCAAGAAATACAACGTTTCCATCGTGCTCGTCCACCACATCAGGAAGCCGGACGGGAAGTCCGAAAACGTGGTGCCCAATATGCACTCGCTGCTGGGCTCATCGATGATTACCAACATGGCTAGTACGGTGATTATTTTTTTCATGTTCATGGAGCAAGTGCAAGCCAGGAAGATGCGCGAACCGCCGACTACGCTCAGCAACGGCAAGCCATATGACCGAACTGCCCGCGATGCAGTGCTGAAGGTGGTCAAGCAGCGCAATAACGCTTGGAACGGAGCTATACGCCTCTGGCAGTGTGACAACCACCGCGCGTTTATTGATGACCATTCTGGTTGGGATGTTGCGCTTCCTAAGTATGTTGGCCCGCCCCAAGGCAAGCGGACACGCGCTCCGCAACGGTTCCCCGGCGATGGTTTCAAGCCGGAAGTGGTGGAGTCTGCGGTCAATGGGTGAGGGGTTCTTCATCGATAGCAAGGGTCAGATCGATCGCCTGACTGCCCGGGTCGCTGAGATCGTGGACGCCGGCAATGCGGTGTCGCTGTCTCTCCTGATTGGGCGCACCAGGTCGAGTCGGCAACGAGCTGCTCTCGAGGTCTGGTGTCGCATGGTAGCTGAGCTATTCAACGAGGCGGGCATCACCAGGTCGATTCACTCCTCTATTTTCAAGTCGGGTGAGCTGGAGGCTCCCTGGAGCCAGGCTGCGGTGAAGGATGAGATATGGCGTCCCATGCAGCGGGCGATCGCCAAGGTTGAATCTACGACTGAGGCTACGACAAAGCAGTATGTCGAGGTCTATGAGGCCCTGACGCGGGCATTCGGAAACAAGGGAATCACCCTGCCTAAGTGGCCCGTGAGAATCGATCGTGGGGGTTAAGCGAGAAGCCTGCGACATCCACTTCTCCAAGGCTGTACGGCACCGGGATCAACACCGCTGCCAGTACTGTTTTTCAGAGGGCACCGATTGTGCTCATGTGTATGGCAGAGCCAAGAAATCGACTCGGTGGTCTATGGACAATGCCCTTTGTTTATGCCGATACCATCATCGTTACTTCACGGCCAACCCGATCGAATTCCACGACTTCCTGCTGAAGATCTGGGGGGAAGGGCATATGGATATTCTTCGAGAGAAGGCCAACCAGACATACAAGACAACCAAAGAGCTGCGAAAGGAAATCGCAGCGCATTATCGAGAGCAGTTGAAACTCGCGGAGGCCGATTGGAACTATGAAATCGAAAGTTGGAATTAATGATTTCCCGGGGGTACATAGATTTGGGTGCTCAAGAAAGGTTCGATCTTTGGAAGGCGAGAGAAGAGCGTCGTAAACATCTGGGGCCAATGCCGGATTGCGCTCTGCCTAGTACCATGCTGATTGCTATGCAGGCTCTGAAGCGAGAGATTGATGATGCCTACGAGATTAGCGAGCGGCGAGACTGTGAGCGTCGGTTGCGTAAGATCCTGGCGTTGTATGAGGCCGAATCATGATCGAGCGATTCCTGGCGCACAAACTATTGCGGATGTGGGCCGACGCAGAGAGCAGGGAAGTACGTCATGTCGACTTCCCCAGGGTGTCCCCTATGTTCCGTGACTATCAAAGCGGATACCGGGCCAGCACTCACGCCGATGAGTATGAGGTTGTAGCTGAGCGGGTTGGTCGCGTATTACAGGAGATGCATCCAGCTCTCGCCAGGACGCTCAAGCAATTTTATTTTGAGGGCAGAGATCCGAAAAATGTCCGCAAGGCATTTAACCTAGCAATGGCAGATTTTTGCAAAAGGTATGATTCAACCCCGCTTGATCTTGGATATAACCCGGCACTCGAGACTGCAATATGAAACCCGCCTATCGTTTGTGAATATCTCGATTCCGCAGCTCCTGCAGTATTGAGAAAAATATCGCTGGCGGTTATCTGAATTCTTCTTCCGCTGCTTGCACTTGTTTGAGCAATACATAGCGTCGTTTCTGAGGGCGACAAACTCCTCCGAACATACCTTGCACTCCATCTTTATCTCCATCAGTGCAAAGTCCTGTCGGGGTCGATTGCTAGTGTTATCAGTTCGTCCCAATCGGTACCCATATTTCGGTACGCCATCCCGGCTACGATGGGGTAATAAACGTCTTCATCATTCTCCACCGCGCCCCTAGACATCAGGCTTGCGATTGCGATGTATACCTCGGCTTCGCTCCAGCTATCCGAAAGCCAATCCCTGAGAGATTCGAGGGTGCAGCCGGAGTCTCCCAGGCACCAGAACAGCAGAAAGTTCCACACTGCCGCCTCGCAGTTGTTAAAGGGTTTATCAGACACGTTTCTTTTTGTTTCGCATGGTTCTGGACATAAACTCGATGGCGTCCTCATCCCAAGAGCTGGCGCCCTTGGGTATGTGGTTGATCTTGCCCCCACGGTCGATAAACGCGGCTGTGTCGCGCTCGATCCTTTCTCTGTCCTTTTGGTTTTGTGGGGTCTTTTCGATCTTCAGCCAGTCATTGCTGGTCACGGCATGGACATCCAGATTTCTAGGGCGATGCCCAGGGCGACGATGAACGCCAGTGCCAGGTAGTGTTCAGATATCTCAGGCATCTTTGGCCCCTTGATTCCAGGGGCGGGGGATGACAGTCGGCACCAGGTCGCTCGCAAATTTCCGGGTTTCGCCTATGCCGTTGGTGATGAATAGAGTTTCTTTGTACTGGATCGAATGGTTGCGGCCCCGGGGCTTTAAAGGGGTTCGCGTCCATTTGGTTTTGCATTTGCCGTGATTGAACACGCCAGGCCACAGATCCTGTAGAGCAAACGAGGCATCTAGCAGATCGAGCAGCCGATCGTATTCGTGACGGTTTTCGCGCAGTTTGGCCATAGCCTCCCTACGTGCTTGTACGTTGGCGATCTCCTCGATCACCTGGTCAGCCGTTTGCGGCATAGTTGGTGTCTCCCCATTGACGTTCCAAAAGGTATTCCTCGGCCTTGTCGTAGTCACAATCGACTACCTCATAGCCGCAGTAGGTGAGGGTGATGTCGGAGTCGTACAGTCGCCCGCCGACTCCGTTATCAGTTGGTGTGAGGCTCGACGTTCCCCAGTCCAAGTCTGGGTCGGTGATGTCGATCTCGATCGCTATCCAGAGCTTCATGCCAAGCCCTCCCGTATTTTTGTAAGGTGCTGGCAGGCGCTACTGACTTTTTCGGCAGCGCTTGGCCGCAAGTGCTGTGATAGGTCAGCCAGACTTTCGTAGGCGTACAGGTCGCCGCCTTCCTCCGGGCCCGTAGTCATCCCGGGATTGAATATCTGCCCCAGAGCTGAGAGTGCCCGGTACTCTAGGGAGTGCTGCCCACTGTGCCATTCGGTGTAATGCCAGTAAGCGCCGATAATCAGCTCCGCCAGGTCGAACTCGGTACACTCGCCAATCCACCAGATATCGGCCGTTTCATGCTCTCTGAGCTGAACAGCCAGCAGGATGATTAGCCTGGTCGTGCGCTCGTAATCACACTCAGTGAACATGGTGCGCTTGATGTTTTCGTAGAGCTCGGTAAAGCCCTCGACTCGATCAGCAGTCATGGTCAACCTCTCTTAGATTTGAATGGGGTTAGATATCGGAGCTCGGACACGGGTTTGCGCTTGCGCTCACCAGTGGCAAAGCGGATTTGCATCCACTTGGGCCCCTTCTTCTCGATCCAGGCGACTCGACAGCCCTCGTCGGTTTTGTACCAACAGGGCGTAAAGCCGCGGGATATCACCTTGCGGTATGTCCAGTGCTTGACCGTCATAGCGCACCCCCAGGCCAGTCGGCTTTATCTAGCGTCCAACCCTGGTTGTCGACGCCGATCCTGCACCGCTCATCGACAAGCTGGGCGTGTAGGGTTTCCCCTGCCCGGGCCTCGATGACGGATCCGTCTTTGAGTAAAAGCGCAACCCGGAGGGAGTCGGGAAGGCTTAGGGGCTCTTTCTGGCGCTCCTGGTTGCCCCCGCACATCAATCCGAATGTGATCATTGTCATCCCCCTGTCGATATAAATCCGATCTTCAGAAACCTCGATCGGCTCGGGGGTTTCGGTGTGAACCAATCCGTTCATGCCGCCACCTCCTCGGGGAGTTGCGCTTCTACAACGCGCATCCAGTCCTGGCGATGATCGAAAGGGCGTGACTTGTCGCCCTGCCAGTACCATTCGCCGTCGATCTGACGGATGGAGCCAAAGCCCAGGTGATGGGCTATGGCGTTGAGGCGTGACTTG